AGACCTTCCAGAACGCTGCGGCGGTCGCGGGCGCGCTCGGCTTCACCATCGAGGACACATCCGTCATGCTCGGTCTGATGGCTAATGCGGGCGTAAAGGGATCCCGCGCGGGCACGACCCTCCGGAACATTTTCAACGGCCTGGCGAAGGGCGTCAAGCTGACAGCTTCGGCGTTCGGTGAGGTGGAGTACAGCATGTTCAAGTCGGATGGCTCGGCGAAATCCCTGTCCGAAACCGTCGAAGAGCTGCGCGGGTACTTCTCGCAGATGACCACGCAGGAAAAATACCTCAACGCGGAAGAGCTTGCCGGGCTTCGCGGGTACAACGGTCTCCTTGCGATTCTCAACGCGACTGACGAGCAGTATCAAGAGCTATACGCCGACATCAACAACGCGACCGGGGCCGCGGAGAGAATGGCAAAGGTGCGGCTGGACAATTTGCAGGGTGATGTGACGCTCCTCAAATCGGCATGGGAAAGTCTGAACATCACGATCGGGAACGAGTTCAACGACAACAACCGGGGACTTGTACAGTTCGCAACGCGCGCGACGACGGCAATAAACGGATTGCTTGAAAAGAATCCTGACCTCATTAACTTCGGCGCGACGCTTCTTGGAATGGGCGGCGCAGCGGTCGGAGTGCTGACCGTTGTAACGGCGGTTACGGCGGCAACAAAAGCTCTTTCACTTCTCGGTCTCACACTGTCCGGCCCGGTCGGAATCGCGATGGCAGCCGCCGCCGCTGTTGTAGCGGTCGGAGCCTTGGTTGTTGAGCTTGCTTCCTATACCACGGAGACGGAAGAGCTTATCGAGAAGCATCGGGAACTTGTCGACACCTACAACGAGACAATCTCTTCTATGTACGAGGAGTACAGCGGAGCTGAAAGCCTTATCGCGCAGCTCGAGCTCCTCGCACAGAAGGAAGAGAGAACCGAGGCCGAAAAGGCACATCTCTACGTTGTTACACAAAAACTCGCGGAGATCATGCCGGAGCTCGGCGTAGAATATGACCGATACACGGACAAGCTCAACATCGCGGCAGACGCCGTTCGAGACCTCGCCAAAGCGGAATATATCCGCCGCGCAATGGCAGAACAGTTTGACCAGATGGGAGAACTCGGCATGCTCGCGGCAGAACAGGAAGAGCAGGTCGTGTCTTTACGAGGTGAGATCGGTATGGACGACGCTTCGATAGAGAAGATCAACAAAGAGCTCGAAGAGCTTCGGGCAAACCGCAGTAACCGCAGTATATGGGAGTATCTCAATCCTTTCTCTGCGAGCAGCCGGAGGGAGAACGAGCTTGTTCATGAGCGTTCGCTCCTCTCAACAGGTATCGGACAGAAGGAAAATCAACTCTCCATCCTCGAAAAAGACCTCGAAAATACATATTCGGAACTGGACGCGCTCGAGAGCAAGTATAACGACTATCAAACTCGTTATGATATGCTGACGAGAGGGTACAAAGAGCCGGAGAACGCCGAGGCCGATCTCGTGTACCGTACGCCCGAAGCCCAGACTGTGACCGTAGATGTGAACAACGTCTACAACGTCACGAGCGAAGAGGTTGCCCGTACGATCGAAGAGGCAAACGACGAGATCGTAGACGTGCTGAGAGGAGTATGGGACTGATGAAAACCTACAACACCATCCACGGCGACACGTGGGACAGCATCGCCTATCGTCAGATGGGAAGCTGTCTTTATACCGATCTCCTGATTTCAGCAAACGCGCGGCACTCTTCCGTTTTGATCTTTGAAGCGGGCATCATGCTGACAATCCCGGATGCTCCAGAAAAACGCGAGGACGATCTTCCGCCGTGGAAACGGAAGGGGAAGAGCGCATGAAAGCCAGACGGACAAAGGTGCGCGTGACATTCGCCGGGACAGAGATCACCGAAGACATCACGCCGTACCTCAGAAGCCTCACCTACGTCGACAACGAAGAAGACACCGCCGACGACCTGACGATTTCTCTGATCGATAAGCCGAGCAGGAACGGGGTCAAGACGACAGGCGGCGTATGGCTCCGCGAATGGGCGGGGGAAGCAATGCGGATGTCCGCTCAGAATCGACGGATCGCCGCGTCCATCGTCATGGAAGGATGGGACGGAGAGGGAGAGGGCAGAGTACTTGACTGCGGAGACTTTGAGCTTGATGACGTGAGCTTCTCCGGGTTCCCCGTGACGCTCTCACTCAAAGCGACGTCGCTGCCCTACGCGTCCGCAATCCGGCAGACGGTCAAGTCCCGTGCCTGGGAGGACTACACGCTTTCGGGCATCGCCGGAGAGGTCGCGGCAAAGGCGGGGATGACTGTGATGTATGAAGCCTCCGACGATCCGCATTTCGAGCGGGAGGAACAGTACAAAGAAAGCGACATCAAATTTCTCGCGCGGCTATGTCACGATCACGGTATTTCGCTGAAAGCGACGGACAAGATGCTCGTCCTCTTCTCGCAAGCGGACTATGAGGCGGCGGATTCCATCGCGGAGATCACCTTCGGTGACCGCGGGATCGAATCCTTTTCACTATCAACGGAGGAAAAGGGGACGCAGTATCAAGCGTGTTCAGTCAGCTATACCGATCCTGAAACCGGGGAGGCGATCACCGCGCGGGTGGAAGATCCGGACGGGAAGACGGAGCAGGAATTGAAGCTGACCGAGAGGGTGGACAACATCGGGGACGCGCTCCGGCTCGCTGCCGCAAAGATGCGGTACTACAACAAGTTCGCGAAGACGGCCTCGTTCACGCTCGCCGGAAATCCTGCTCTTCTCGCCGGGATGAATGTGACCTTGAAGGAGTTCGGGGAATTCTCCGGGAAGTACGCAATCTCGCGGGCTGTTCATAGCGTGGGAGACGGCGGCTATACCACACAGATTACCCTGCGCAATATCATCACGAGGTATTGAGATGAAGAACACAGAAGAGAAAATCCCGCCGACTGTCCAGAGGACAATACAGATCGCACGGGTTCACGCGGTGGAAATCCGGGACGGACAGCTTCGTGCGCGGGTAAAATTCCCGGACACGGAAATCATCTCCGATTGGCTGATCGTGCTCGGACACCCCGCTGCATGGAGGCCGGAGATCGACGACACGGTTCTCTGTCTCTTCCCGCCCATCCGAAACAGCGGCGGCTTTATTGCCGGAAGGATCGAGGTCGGGAGGGATGACGCATGACGGTCGGATGCCTCGGAGACATTGAATTCTCCGTGTCGGACAGCCTTGTAAAGACACTCTCCAATTTCGCGTGGAAAGCCTCCGCGAGGTACGGAACGCATGACCGACACGGGATGCGATCCCTTCCGGAGTACATCGGGAAGGACACGGACACGATCACCTTTGACGTGGAGCTCGCGGAGGCATTCGGTGTTCCGAACGTCCAGAAGGAGATCAACCGGATCATGAAGTATCTCACGGACGGGGAAGTCCTTCCGCTCGTCATCGGAAATAAAAGCTACGGGGTTTACCGCTGGGTGCTCACCGACGTCACGGTTAAGGATCGGACATTCGACGGCTCCGGGCGGATGATCGGCGCGCTGGTCTCCCTGTCGCTTCTCGAATACCCGCGGAGGTGAGGATATGGCTCAGAGAGTTTCCATGATAAACCTCAAAAAGATCACGCTCGGAGAAAACGATCTCGTCCGAAGCGTGATGCAGAACGTCCGCTGCATCCTGAGGACACCGAAATTCACGGTTCCGCTTTACCGTGAGTTCGGCGTCGATACCTCCTTTATCGACACGCCGATCACGGTGGTCTCCCCGATCATCTACGCGGAAATCCGCGAGGCCATCGAGACATTCGAGCCGCGATGCGAGGTCGTGGACATCACGTTTGAGATCGATCCCCAAAATCCCGGAAGACTATTCCCGGCTGTGGAGGTGGAAATCAATGGCTGACTTTTACCAGTTCGTCGACGCGGACACGACCGCGCTGATCGAAGACAAAATATCCGAATATGAAAAGCTGATCGGTCGGACCGTCAACGCGGCGGACCCTGACCGACTGTTTTTGTTATGGGCCATCAACGCCCTGCTGATCGAGCGTCAGCTGCTGAACTATACCGGAAATCAGAATATCCCATCCCGTGCGGAAGGGGCGAACCTCGACGCGCTTGCAGAACTGTTCTATGAGAAGACACGCCCGAAGGAACAGGCGGCGGAGTGCACCGTCCGATTCACGATCACGGCGGCGCAGCTGATCCGCATTCTTATCCCAGCGGGAACGCGGGTGACAGACACGGCCCAGACGCTCTACTGGGAGACGAAAGCTGACGCCTATATCGAGCCGGGCGATCTTTCGGTGGATGCAGATGTGATATGTCAGACGACGGGAACGGTGGGTAACCATTGGCCCGCGGGAAGTATCAACACCATCGTCGATCTCTATGACTACGTAGACGGATGCGCGAACATCACAGAGTCCGACCTCGGCGCAGACGAAGCGACGGACGAAGAGTTCTACGAACTGATGCGGCAGAGCATGGAGGCGTATTCCACAGCTGGATCACGAGGTTCTTATATCTATCACGCTATGAGCGTCTCGACAGAGCTTGCGGACGTCATCGCCGTCAATCCGAAGAAGGACGAAGAAGGAAACCAGATTGACGGCGCGGGCCTTGTGGAAATCTACGCTCTCGGATCGGATGGAAATCCGGCTTCCGAAGAGATGAAAGAGGCGATCTATGCGGCATGCTCCCCGGATGACGTCCGCCCGCTCACGGATCACGTCACGGTCAAGGATCCTGTGCCGATCCACTATTCGATTGATTTCACATTCTATATTCCTCGCACATCTCCTCAGGGCGGCGCGGCGATCACGGAGGCAGTCAAAGCGGCGGTCGAGGACTACAAGACATGGCAGAGCGGACGGCTGGGCCGTGACATCAACCCGTCTCAGCTGATCGGACGGATCATGGAGTGCGGCGTAAAGCGTGTTGTGGTTCGCGCTCCCGTCTATACGACGCTTTCGGACGGGACTTTCGAGAACGTCGAGGAGTACAGAAAACCGGAATACGCCGTATGCGACAGCGTGACGACTGTGAACGGCGGGGCGGAGGAGTGGTAATGAAGCTGACGAAAGAAGCCATGCTCTCCATCCTCCCCATCGTGCTCGCGGAAGACCCGGAGATGTACGCGCTGGCATCCGTCATTGCGGGTTCTATCGCGGACAGACTGCCGGAGATCGACACAGCGCGCATTTATCCTCGGATCGACGAGCTGCCCGAAGATCTTCTCGACATTCTCGCCTACGATTTTAAGGCCGATTGGTGGGAATACGACGCGACACTCGCGGAAAAACGAGCGTCCTTCAAAAAGATATTCTACATCCACCGCCACAAAGGGACAAAGGCTTCGGTGGAGACGGCGGTCGGCGCGATCTTTCCGGGATCGAGTGTCGAAGAGTGGTTTGAGTATGCCGGAGAGCCGTATCACTTCCGGATGGAGGTACCGATCCGGGCAGCTCAGGCCGTGAGCGACGATCAGAGCTACAAGAGCCGCGTCTTTTATCTCGTGGACTATTTCAAGAATCTGCGTTCCGTGCTCGAGACGATCCTCTTCTCCTTCGTAACGCCGATGGAGGGGACGCTCCCGGTGGACAGTGTCACATCGGGGAACATGACGATCACGGAGCTCGACGAAATCCTTCCGGATTTCTCCGTGAATATTCTGCTGTGGTTCTGCACCAATTCCATGAGCTGGACGCAGACGCCGACGGACAACGACCGGACGCCTTTTGCCCTCGTCGTGCACGAGCATCCTGAGACCAAAGAGCTCGAAGTCCTCGGGTATCTCGATATGCTCGGGTATTCTCCGATCAGCGCATACGGGGACGAAGAGACCGGGGAGATCATCATCCAATGCGCGGGCCTTACCGTTCAGACGGACGAGGGGGCCCGCGAAATCATTATCATCGGAGGTTAATCGATGGATTACGGTTACTCTATTACGGACGCCGGACGGTATCTCATTGCCCGGCTCCTCGCGGGAGACAAGCTCGTGCTCACCCGCGTCATGGTCGGATCGGGCCGCATTCCGGACGACGTGCGCATGGCGGGCGTGAAAAAGCTCTATGCTCCTGTCGCGCAGGCAACGACGGGAAATGTGTATGCGGACGGCGGCGTCGCGAAGATGACGGTCGAATACCGCTCCGATCTCAACGGCGGACTGGAAAAGGGCTTCTGGCTCCGGGAGTTCGGCATCTTCGCGGATGATCCTTCAGAAGGGGAAATCCTGCTGCTCTATGCCACTCTCGGTGATTTCCCGCAGTACGTAGCGCCGTATAAGAAGGGCGGCGGGATCGACGTGCGGCGGTTCCCGATCTCCATTGCTATCGGAGAAGATCGGGCCATCCTCGCAGATTTCAATGCGTCTCTTTTCATGACGGCGGAGGACGTGAAGAACCTTTACGAGACGGAAATCTCCGTTGACATCGAGCGTCAGATCCGGGAGGGGATCGAAGCCCACGACACGAGCCCGGACGCACACAGCGGATTTCTGAAATCGCTGAACATCGGCGTCCTGCCGCGGCTTGCTCTTGCGGAGCTTGCCGAGGAGATGGATTCCCTCGTTGGATCGGTGGGGTACCGCTACGAGAAGATCGTCACCTTCGACACGGTGGAGGGGATCACGATGACCGGGAACTGGAACACCTCGCTTGCGCGGGTTGAATTCTGAAAGGAGCAGGGAACATGAAATATCTATTCCACACGCTTGACCGCTTCCGGGTAAACAACGTACTCATGGTAATGCGGGTCAAGACGGACGGCGAAACGCTCTTTGTGACGCTTCGGATGCCGAACGACGAGGTGCTCCCGCAGCTGAGCATCTCCCTCGGTTATGACGGCGTGACAAAGCCGATGACGAAGACGAACGCCTATGAGATGTCCGTGACTTTCGCCTACAAGGATTCGGTCAAGACGATCTCTTTCAGCGGCGTGACGGTCTACTATCTCGAAGTACAGGTGACGTCCGTGACGTGGAGAGGGGGCATTGACGATCCTGACCCGGAACTCGTCGTCGCGAATGACGGCGCACATCTGAACGCCTCCAACTGGGTACGAGTGATCTCGGAGTGGACGCCTCCGGGAACGGTTCTGCGCATGCTCGAAGTTCGGACGCACGACATCGACCCTGGCGAGACCGAATGGACGCACCGCCTGTACAGCTACAACAACAGCTTCATGCCGCATCCGTACAATTTCTATGTCGGCGCGGACATGGACGAGGGGAGCGAATTCTGGTTCCGGTTCCTTTACGCGGCGTTCCGTGAGGGGGACGAGGACGACCATGACGGATATTACGGCCTCATCGAGATCGATTCCGAGCACGGCTTTGTCAGCGGGACAAACAAGCCGCTCTGCCCGAGAGACGTCACAGTCGCTGCTGTATCCTCCGGAAAAAAGGCGCAGCTGAACTGGGCGTTCCCGCCTGACACAAAGGTGACAACGACCGCCGCTGAGCTTCAGCGATCCGTCAACGGCGGCGAATATCAGGCGGTCACCTCCGGAAACATCACGTCTTATGTGGACACTCTCCCCGCGGGCACAACTCTCGACAACGTGGATTATCGCGTTCGGGCGGTGAACAGCAACGGCAGCTCTCCTTGGGTTCCGGCAATCATCACCGTTGCCGTTCCGGGCGTTCCGGCCTCCATCTCCATCCCTGCGACGATCAATGGCGGGACAAGCATCACCGTTTCATGGACTGCTCCGACTGTCAATCCGGATGCCGTTGAAGGCTACAAGGTAGAGCGTTCGACGGACGGCGGCAGCACATGGTCGGCAATCTATCAGGGCGCGGCAAAGAGCACGAAGAACACCGTTGCGTTCGGTACGGATACGGTGATGTACCGCGTCAAGGCCTATAACTCCGAAGGGACGGAATCCGGCTATAAGACTTCCTCGCAGGTCAACGTGGTCAACAACAACCCGCCGACGAAACCGTCCTCGATCACCGTTCCGGCCTCGCTGCTCACGGGCGTCGCCGCTGTCATTTCATGGGGGACTTCCTCCGATCCGGATGGGGACAGCGTGGTCTACTCGCTCGAGAGGTCGGCGAACAACAAGACGGATTATGCGGAGATCTATCGCGGAACCGATCTTCGATATACCGACACCGTGGGAAGCTGGACGGAGGTGACATACCGTGTCCGGGCGATCGATCCCAAGGGTGCGGCGTCTGACTATCAGACAGGGCCGACGCGCTCCGTCTCCTCGAACGCGGCTCCCACGATCACCTGCGCATACGAGGACGGAACCGATCTCGGCGTGAAGAGCGAGGTCTTTTCCATCGGCTACTCCGTAAACGATACGAATGCCGGGGACACGCTGACGGTCAAGGAGTACGTCGACGGCGTGCAGAAGAAATCCTTCACGGCGACGCGCGGGACGAATTACACGTTCAACTTCCGCTCCGGTTCCGCGGCATCGACGGACTACTGGAAGACGATCCTCAACGGTTCGCACACCGTCACGATTGAGGTATCGGACGGAAAGGCCAAGACCACCCGCTCGGTCAAATTCCTCAAATCGGTCTCCGGTGCGTACATCACCTTGAATGATCCGGTCGTCACGACGAAGAACATCGCGAAGGTCGGTCTGTCCATCTGCGGTTCCATCCCGGCGGGCGGCATCACCGTCGAGGTCACGGCAAACGCGGACACGGAATCTCCGACGTGGGAGGCTTGCGTCGTCAAATCCACGGATTCCGGGTACACGGTCGAGGGAAGACGGAAGAGCGCGGGAGCGAACGTCAATCTCGAACTGGACGGCGGAAACTACCTCTTCCTGCACACTGTCTCCGCGACGGGCAAGGCGTTCAATTACCGGATTCAAGCGGATGCGGTCGACGGCGTCGGCGGATACATCTCTTCGGTGCAGACGCTGATCGCGGTTTCGGATGTTGAACCGAATTAATCGAAAGGAGCGGCTATGTATTTCAAAAGGCTGAAATTCGGCATCGGCGGAAACTCATACCCCATGGAATGCGTGCTGACTGGATCGGAGGATCCGGTCAGTACCGTCGAAGGGAACGTCGGGCAGCTATACTACAATACCGAGACGGGCGAGTACTGGCGGTGCGCGTCTGACGAGGGCGGGGACTATCAATGGGAGCCGTTCGGCGGCGTCGCATTTGACGAGGTTGTCGCCGATCCTGAGACGGGGTATCTCCATTTTCTCAAAGACGGCGAGGATGTCGTTGATCCCTGCTACATCGGGAACATGGGCGGAGGCGGCGGAGGAGGAAGCGGAAACAACGCGGTTGTCACCGTCACCAACAAGACCGGATGGCTCTCGAAAACGATCAACCTCGGCGCGGACTGCGTGCTGACGTTCGAGTGGTCGTCCATCGAGGGAGAAACGGAGACGGGTGACGGTACGCTCACGGTGAAGGTGAACGGGAACACGCGCCGGACGACGGACATTTCCCAGGGCGTCGTGACGGTCAACGTAAAGGACTATCTCACGGCGGGTACGAACAAGATCAAGCTCTCGGTTGCGGACGTCTACGACAACACGAAGTCGCTGAACTTCACGATCCGGGCGGCGGAGCTGAAGATGACGAGTCAGTTTGACTACAAGCAGTATTTCGCCGCGGGTCAGACGGTGCCTTTCACCTACACTCCTTACGGGTCGGTCGAGAAGACGGTCATCTTCTCGGTCGACGGGGCGGAGGCTGGACGGCAGACGGTGACGACATCCGGACGTCAGCAGACCTTTACTCTCCCGGCGATGACGCACGGTGCACACCGGGTCACAGCTTACTACACGGCGCAGATCGAAGGGGAGGCTGTCGAATCCAACCGCCTTGACTACGATCTCATCGTTGTGGACAGCACATCCGCCGTGCCGATCATCGCATCGGACTTCCGGGAGACTTCCGCGCGGCAGTTTGAAACACTCTCCGTACCGTACAGGGTGTACACGCCGGGCAGTCTGACTTCCGCCGTGGAGCTTTACCGGGGAGAGACGAAGGTTTCTTCGGTCACGGTCGACCGAGGAGATCAGGTATGGAACCGGCGCGAGAACGAGGCCGGGGAACACACCTATTCGATCAAGAGCGGGACGGCGGCGCGCACGTTCACGGTCACCTTTGAGAAATCGGACATCGACGTTGAGGCGGAGGAAGACGCACTTGCGCTTTATCTCACTTCGGCGGGACGCTCGAATGCCGAGGAACATCCGGAGGTCTGGCAGGACGCGGAGAGGGACATCTCCTGTGTGCTCACGGGCTTCAACTTCGTCTCGGACGGATGGATGCAGGACGGGGACGGCGTGACGGTTCTCAGAGTCAACGGCGGCGCGCGGGTCGAGATTCCATATCAGCCTTTCGCACAGGACTTCCGCTCGACGGGCAAGACCATCGAACTCGAATTTGCATCACGGAACATTCTCAACTACGACGCGGTGCTGATCTCCTGCGTGAGCGGCGGGCGCGGGTTTGAACTGACGGCGCAGCGGGCCATGCTGAAATCAGAGCAGTCCGAAATCGCCTCGCAGTACAAAGAGGACGAGCACATCCGGATCGCGTTCGTCGCTGAGAAGAGAGCGGAAAACCGCCTCCTCATGATCTACATCAACGGCATCCTTTCCGGCGTGGTGCAGTACCCGGAGGACGACGACTTCTCCCAGCAGACGCCCGTGAACATTACCATCGGATCGAACGACTGCACGACGGACATCTACTGCATCCGGGTTTATGACAACGGCTTGACGCGCTATCAGGTTCTCGGCAACTGGATCGCGGACACGCAGGACATCGAGACGCTTCTCCGCCGATACGAGCACAACGCGGTCTATGACGAATACGGATCGGTCGTCATCGCGAATCTCCCGGACGATCTACCATATCTCGTCATCAGCGGGCCGGAGCTCCCGCAGTCGAAGGGGGACAAGAAGACGGTCGCCGGGTATTTCGTAGATCCGGTCGACGCCTCGCGGTCGTTCTCCTTTACGGATGCACAGATCGACGTACAGGGCACGTCCTCGCAATACTACCCGCGGAAGAATTACAAGGTCAAATTCAAAGGCGGTTTCGTGATGACGCAGGGCGGGGCGAAGGTTTCGACATACAAGCTCAGAGACGGCGCGATCCCGGTTGACACCTTCTGCTTCAAGGCGGACGTCGCCTCCTCCGAAGGGGCGAACAACGTGGAACTGGCACGGCTCTACGATGCGGCTTGTCCCTATCGGACCCCGGCGCAGAAGAGCACCGAGGGCGTTCGGCAGGGGATCGACGGATTCCCCATCGTGATCTTCTGGGACAACGGCGAGGCGGTCTCATTCATCGGGAAGTACAACTTCAACAACGACAAGGGGACAGCGGAAGTCTTCGGCTTCACGGACGGGGACGAATCGTGGGAGATCAAGAACAACACATCCGAACGCGTGATCTGGAAGAACGCAGACTACACGGGTTCCGGGTGGCTCAATGATTTCGAGGCGCGTTTCCCTGACCTCGAACCGCCTTATGCT